TTCGATACCCACCGGGGGTGACTTTACGCATCAGTGCCGGAGCTAGGTCTAACGGGGAGGACTTAAGATCCTCTGGCGAAAGCCGCATGGGTTCAAATCCCATCTGATGCAAAGGAGCAAACGGAGTTTGCGACCCTTTCACACTCCATAAAATCTATACATAGTAATAGATGGATTTTATGAAATGTATATGGGACTCTGACGGTGTCGCTCACGTGACTCTGGTTGTTAAAGACTATCCAGCGGATGGCGTGACACTAGACGTCATCAAACCTATGATTGAGGAAATTCGTGAAAAATCATCGGGAATGATCATCAAGGCGGACCTCGTTCACACCCCTTTTGTGTCTCTGGACAGGTTTCGTCTTATTGTTAAAATAGTCAAGGAGGTTGTGGAGTACACACGCGACGACAATATCCTCAGACAGATTCAGTTTATAAATACGGGTTTCATCTTCAGGACCCTCTATGGACCCATAAGCTTCGCCATACCCAAATGCTTTCGCGATATTGTCGTATTTTTATAAACCCCGGAGTTTGTAGATGGAACCTCGGAACAATTCTCTGAATTGTTCCTGGCTGCGTTTCCAGGCTGACGAGGATGCCAAGATTCTCTACGTGGACATCCTCGTCGGGCGGTTTATTGAACTCCAGCCAAGCGTGGAAGATACAGACAAGTTTTGTCGGGAACTTTATCCAGTTCTTGACAAAATTCAGGATCTGTGTCTCACACGCGGTCTCAAGCAGGTGTGCTCGGCAGATTTGAAGGATATCAATGTCAAGAAAATCAGGCCAATGACTACAATGCACATCATATGGAACGTCTACGAGTACACCAAAAACTGTATTTTACTTCAAAAATGTCAGCTGTCGGGTGGGGGTGAATTCTTCAATGCGCTTGTGGAGGGTGTCCGTGGCTTCCTCCCACCATTCATGCGGAACCTCATCACGTTAATTCCTTAATAAAAGCTTGTACGCATCAATAGCGAGTCCCAAGCCTACGACTGAAAAAAATGAAATTTTCTTACCAGTTTCAGTTCCATATATACGAACAAAGTCTTCGTCTGTATATGGAATAGTCTGACGTTTTATAAGAGTTAGTATACAGTTCCCACCTAGCGCAACCCACTGTATCCCCACGAGGGCTGTTATAATTGCATGGAACATGATATACGTCCTGTCAGTAAAGAATATACCCATGATCATGAACATAGTGACTAGTTCATGAAACAGGAGTAAGAGCTCTTCCTTCATAGATAGATCATAATCCGAGTGCACCACCTGTATTGTTCTTAGACCTCCGTAAAATGCAACTACAGCCATTGCCTTTACGAGTGTAAAATCATCCATCTAGTAATATGCGGTATAATTTTATTTTAATTTTCACGCCTATTTTAGAATATGATTCCAAAGATAACACATCAAATTTGGTTTCAGGGTTGGGATGAACTTCCGATGAGATATATGAGTGACGTTGAAAAACTTGAGAATATGAATAAAGACTGGGAACACATGAAATGGGACGAAGAGTCTCTGAGGTCTGAATGTGTAAAGTTCAGTCCAGAGGCCCTCACCAAGTTTGATGGGTTTGACAAAATGATTCAAAAAATTGATTTCGGCCGGTATATAGTTTTGCACAATTACGGTGGTGTGTCAGTGGACTGTGATGTTGAATGCTTGCGCCCCCTTGACAAAATTCCAGGACTGACCAAGTATGATTTGATATTAGGAAAAAATTCATTATCAAGATTAGAAAATAAACTAAGTTCATTTGGTTTGTCGCATGATCTCGTCATTGTAAACAATGCAACGTTATGCTGTTCAAAGGAAAATTCAATCATACACAATCTCGTGAAATTTCTTATAAAAAATGAGTCATGGAACGAAGATGACGTGTTTGATACGCAACTCAAAACCGGCCCCCTCATGCTTAGCGTATTTTTCAATAAATATATTGATGATCCAGATGTGAACATTGTAGATTCTGACGTGTTTGAGCCATGGGGAAACATAACTAGACGCACTATTCTCAACCATAAATATGATTTGTCATGGACCCAATATGGTTCAATTCCTGTGAAAATTTACAGGACTCTCAAAAATAATCTTCTTTTAATATTGATTTTCATTCTTGTTCTTTTCACGTTTTTTAGTGTAAGAGGAATCGCCATACGATATAGCCTACTATCAATAATAAAATGATAAGAGGGGCTAGGTTTCTTATATAAAATGTATAGTCGTGCGTCCTTAAAACACCTATAGTAGTATTAAATGGACTTTCCTGACTTGCAATTGGTTCACTCGCATGAAGATTGTACGAAGGATAATTATACGCAAATGTATCTATAGCTATTTTAAGGTGAACAGGATCAACCATAGACCACTTTTTTGCGCATTTCAAGCGGATAAGATATGCATGAAACGTCACCGATATACCCTCCTTTAAATTTTCAGAATGATCATACATGTTAATTCTAAATAATTCAGGTGCTCCCAGATTAACAAAGTCCCAGTCATCTGGAAGCTCGGACATTATTTTATCTAATTTTCCAACAAAATTGGGAGTCAATACAACATCATCTTCAAAAATAAGAGTGGTTTCGTATCCATTTTCAACGATGTCCCTCCATACCCTAACATGGCTCATGGCGCACCCCCATTCAGATTTGGTAATGAAAAGTTTCTGAGGAGCTTCTAGTTTACCGTCAGTTGCGTTGAACATCTCCACGTCAAGGCTGTGACTTTCAAACTGCTTCTGAGCTGAAGCCCTCCTTTCCTTGCTTCTTTCCAGATTGATGCAATATGCGTGGTCAATCATCTGTTCTATGTATATAAAAAAATAAGGAGCGTTTCAGCAAATGACAGATCTACTTGTGTTTTATCCCAAGGGAAAGCATCTCCATATTGAGTTCCTTGGGGGCAAGTACATTGAGAATCAGCCAAAGACGCCCCTAGAGGCGGCTGAATTTTCAATGAAGATCAAGCCTGTCGTTGCCCAACTTGATGAGTATGTGGAGAAGCATGGACTCAAGGAGATCATAGAGTTGAACCTCAAGGGGGTCCCAATTTCAAAACTAAATTCAGAGACTGCGATCCATCTCCTCAAGCTCATGATGGACATCCGACCTGACAAGGGGCTCCTTGAGAAAATCAAGATTACAAATTCTAACCCTATTTTCAATATGGTTTACATGGGTGTCAAAGGTCGCCTCCCTTCCCGAGTCAGGGACATTGTGGAATTTGAAAACGACTCAAAGTTTTTTTAGTGCGTTAAATTATGACGAAGACAGAAGAGTCTCGTTGGCATCCGGATGAACAAGATTTCCTGGCAAAAGTAGAACAACAATGCAACACATACTATGATTATCATAGTAAAGACCACGTGTACTATATGAAACTTGCGTCAAAATTCAACATACCTATTCTAATAGTCTCGGCAGTCAACGCCTTGACGGCTGTGGCTCTCAACTCGTTCATCGCACAGGAATATGTCAGCGTGCTGAACGCCGTTCTGTCAGCAGGGACGGGAGTCTTGGGATCAGTGCAACTCTACATGAAGATTAACGAAAAGATGACGAATGCACTTCGGGCCTCTATACTCATGAAGCGTCTCGCTCTGAAGGTTTCAAAGGAGCTGAGTATAGAACCCCAAAATCGCGTGACGGATGGTCAGGCGTTTTTATCGGACTGTTTTTCTGAATTTAATACGGCCCTTGAACAAGGAAACCCTATTGAAAAGTCACTTGATAATATGCTGGCCTTCACGCCAATTCTCAGAAAAGAAAAGTACTCTTTCATGAACCTGGTGACGGGCTCGCCGCGTAAGAGCACAACAGACGCCGAGGTTAATTCGTCGTACGGAAACTTGTCACGTCTCGCGGAGCCTCGCGCCAAAAAGCTTTGGGGTCTCGTTGATAAAGCTCAAATAGCCGCTCGTTATCCTCCCTTATCATCGTCTCCTTTTCATCAGAGCGGGTCATCCCCGGGGGAATCGACTCCAGAAGAACAGGATGTAGAGCTTGGAGCTCGGGGCTCCTGAGTTTAGCAACTTCAAAGCCCACATCCAAATCAAGACCTGAATTAAGTTCTCGGATCCAATAGTGCCCACAGGCCTCTTTCGTCTCCGGAATGACGCAAAATCCCTTTACCATTTCAGATTTTATACCCTGGTGGTCAAGGTGTTTTTTGAGCAAGGCGGCGTGGTGAACAACATTTCCTGAAACGTTGTGCATTTTGATTCTGAGAGCCAAGCGCCTGAGCTCCGAGTCCATTATACTTTATATATTTTTGTTTCCTTATGTTATGACGGGGTTCTCAGGTTTCCTATTGGGTATGTGCATGACTCTCATCATAATAGTTATCGTCGCCAACACGGTTCCAGTAACTTGTCCAGCTCCTCCAGCCTCTTAAAAAACTAAAGGGTTATAATAACAATGGTGGACCCCATCCTCACACCAAGTCTGTCTCGTTTCACAACCTTTCCTATACGGTACAATGATCTATGGGCGCTGTATAAGAAAGCCATCGGGTCCTTTTGGACCGTTGAAGAGATTGACTTGGCCGGTGATTTGAAAGATTGGGACAAACTAAATTCAGATGAACAGCACTTCATCAAGATGGTCCTGGCGTTCTTTGCCGCCTCGGACGGAATCGTGATGGAAAATATTGATCTCAATTTCTCAAAGGATGTCCAGATTGCAGAGGCCCGGGCATTTTACGCGTATCAGGGGTTCAACGAGTCTATCCACTCCGAGACGTACAGTCTCATGATTGACAAGCTCGTCAAAGACCCCGCGGAAAAAGTGAAACTTTTTCAGGCGATCGATACTGTCCCGGCGGTCAAACGTAAAGCTGAATGGGCCCAGACTTGGATTGCTTCCGATGCATCGTTCGCTCAACGTCTCGTCGCCTTTGCATGCGTCGAAGGCATCTTCTTCAGTGGGTCCTTTTGTTCCATATTTTGGTTGAAGAAGCGTGGTCTTATGCCGGGGCTTTCGTTTTCTAATGAACTCATAAGCAGAGACGAGGGCCTTCATCAGGAGTTTGCGGTGACGCTTTACTCTCATCTGAGGGAAAAGTGCCCTTCCAAGGATATTCACAAGATTGTTCAGTGGGCATGTGAAGTTGAGAGCGAGTTCATCACGGAGGCTCTTCCGTGCAAGCTCATCGGTATGGACTCGGGTGAAATGAAGCAGTATATTCAGTTTGTGGCTGACCGACTTATGGTGCAATTCGGAGAAGTTCCCATTTATAACGCAAAGAACCCTTTCGACTGGATGGAGAACATCTCGTTGGAAGGGAAGACCAATTTCTTTGAGAAAAGGGTCGGTGATTATTCAAAGCACATTGTGGCTGAGGGTGACGAGGTTAGATTTGACGAAGAATTCTGACCAGTCGCGCAGCGACTGTTTCCCTAGGCCGTCACTGAATAGACAAAACTGTTCTGCTGATAGCGTTTGGTGTTCTGATCATCCTGGTCGTCGCGGGTCACAAACTTCATGCCGCCCTCCATCAGGTACCCGGAACTCTTACCGAATAGGGCGCCCAATACAGCCATGACGATCACAAACACGAGACCGTGGAGTAGAAGCCCCTGGATGGTCGGGACGCCGTTGGCATCTGCGACCCAGCTTCCGAGCTGGCGCGTCGTTCTGTACGCCGCGGGACTCGCCACAGCTGCAAACACCAATATGGTAAGAAGACTACTCATTTAATATATTGTTACAAATTAAATGGATGGAGGAGCGTTCATAATTTTTATCGTTTCTCTAATTTTGTTCTTAATTGCTTTACTGATTGTGCTGTATAACGAGTCCATGACCCCGAGCCTTATGCCCACCACTAGCACCATGATAGGCGCGCAGTGCTCTGTTGGATGCACATGCTTTCCAAACCCTGACGCCACCCTGCCAAGCGACAAGCCGACTCAGATGTGTGCGTACCTGAGTAACGACGTCATGGTCAAGTGTAACCCCGAGTGTTGCCAACCGACGTGTCCCTAACTTCAAGGTGAGATCTACAGTTCTCTAGTTACACTTACCACCGTAGCACGTGTGATAGCACTCGTTGCCGTTATCGCAGTACTCACCCGCCTTTTTAGGGCCGTAGAAGTTAGACTTTTGCGAAATCAAAAGATTCATAAGAAAGCCCACGATGGCGATAAAGACGATGGCGTGAAGCACAAGGCCTGCAATAGTTGGCAGGCCTTCTGCGTTCGCAACCCACGCACCGGCGATTCCGCGGACGGTTTTGTACGCCGTGGGGCTGGCGATGACGATATAAGCCGCAAATGGAATGAGATAGTTCAGGGCCATCTTAATTTAAGTCAAGAATTTACTGGAGGCCAAGGCTGTTCATGAGGGACCGGACCCGGTTCTCGTGCCGGGTGCGATTGTTGCCGCTGTTGTTGCTTGGGGGTGCAAAGTTGGGATTGTTCAAGATGGCGTTCAAGTTCGCTCGGGTGATCCCTGTGAAATTCAGGTTGCGGTTAGCGCGCGCCGAGCTGATCGCGTTCAACTTACCGTTTGCTGTGTTTGATCGAGAGCCGACTCCGGCATGGCCCCAAAGACGGACCAGAGCCGCTGCAGCGCGCGCGTTCTTATTGGCGTTGGGATTTTCAACAGGTTTGAAAAGGCTCAACCGCTCAACTTGGCCAATCTTATTGGCGATTCTGGGGCGCAGATTGTTTGGAACGCTCGTCTGAACTCTGCGCAGGTTGTTCAGAATCTTGTTAATTTTAGCCTGATTTGTGCGGTTGGTCAGGGTATTGGCGTTACGGAGCGCCTGGTTAGCGGTAATGCGTGCGTTCAGACTGTTGTATTTAGCACGGGCATTTTCAGAAGCGTTCTGCGGGCTGAAACCGGCGTTGTTCAGACGGGTCTTAATTCCACGAAGCTTATTCATATTGTTGCCGGCGTTGTTGATCTCGGCAAGGGCCTGGTTGAGAATGAGCTGCTTGCGCTGCTTATTATTTGGAGTTGTGTTGGGTTGTTTATCATTTGGAGCAGGGCCTTTGACACGGGATGCAGAAATGATGTTGGCAAGTCCATTTGACAGACCATTTTTCACCAACTTGTTGGAATTCCCAACGCGATTTGAAAGCAGGGCTCTCACATTGGCGTTTGTGACGCCCCCCTTGTTTCTTATGATGGTGTTGACTTTGTTAATATAGTTCACAAGGGACTTCTGAAGTTGATTAGAGCCACTAAGGGTTGGCTCCTGACCGCTCATTTTGGCGAACAATCCCGCCATAGTTTACTGTACACAACGAAAAAAAGTGTGCTGTTGACGCCACATAAAGGAACCAACCGTAGAACAAGTAGAACAGAAGCAATGGCTCTCCAGATGTTTTCCACTTTCAACGCCTCCAACGTCTCCTTCTCCGATGTGCGCAAGAACGCCAAGGGTGGCAAGGCGGTCTACCTGAACGCACTTGGTGGTGGCAAGCTCATTTTCCAGCTGCCGCAGCTGCGTGCGCCTTTTGGCCTGAGCGAGTACAAGGACGAGGGCACCGGTCGCGTCAGCTACACGCTTCCTCTGAGCCTTGACAAGCCTGAGATCCTTGAGGCGTTCGCCAAGCTGGACGCGCGGGTCCTGGACTTCATCACCGAGCACTCGGAGGAGCTGCTTGGCAAGAAGATGAGTCGTGAGGTGATTTCTGAGGGCATGTACAAGTCGCCCGTCAAGCCGAGCACCAAGGAGGGTTACGCACCGGTCCTGAACCTCAAGGTGATCACCAACATCAAGGACGGTTCGCTTGCTACCGAGGCATACAACTCTGCGCGTCAGTCTGTGCCCCTGACCGACCTGGAGAAGGGTCAGGCCCTGAGCGCGATTGTGGAGATTAACCAGATTTGGCGCACTCCGGCTGGCGTTGGCGTGTCCATCCGCGTCCACCAGGTCATGTTCGCTCCGACCAACAAGCTGAAGCCGTGCGCTTTTCTCGCACCCGCGGACGACCCCGTCTCCGACAAGGGATCCGAGGCTGCCGACGAGATTGAGTACGAGACCGACCCCGATGCGGAGTAACAGACCCAGTTCCGAAGGAACTGTCCTCCCCACCAAGTACAAGTCCTACGGACTTGGCCGAATCCCCGACTTTGAATTATAACAAAAATATGTGTAATAGGATATAATGAGCTGGATAAACTCCAGACAATTTACAATTTCCAACCGTAATGGTCGTCACTATGTGTTTCGTCGCAACAACGCCGGTAACACAGAGATTAACATTCCCGCCCACATCGTCAGCAAGGGACAGGCCATCGCGTGGCTCAAGGCGCACCCGAACAAGGTGGCGAACCCAACGCGTTACAAGGGTAAGCGCGGCGCACGTGCAGCAGGCCCGTCTCCTAAAGAAGTCCTTATTCCTTTTGTAAATCAAAAAGGAATTTTATTCTACCGACGCGCCGAACCAGGAGCCAAGTACAAATACGCACCACCACCGCCTCCTAAGCCACCTCCCGGTGGTTGGAGGTATCCAGCACCCAAGCTCGTCCCTTTCAAAAGATCCCCGCCAAGACTGATAAAGAACGAATGGGCCATGACGTGTGATGATCTCAAATCCTCTCTTGATTCGTTGAAGCCACTTGGAAAGGGTCGTCAGGGTATAGTGTTTGCGGCGGCGCTGCGCAGCGGCAGTAAACGACCTTTCGCCGTGAAGGTTGCGCCCCGCGACCTCATGGCCGCAAAGCGTGGCGAGCCCCAACCGGTTGACATAGAATACAAAATTCAGGACGCCGTTCAAATTTTGACGCCCAATGTCGTACGCCTCTACAAGAGTATGCGATGTGAGAACTTCATTACACCGACACAGATGGACATGCCTAATGTTCAGAACTCGGTGCGTTACGACAAGTCTAAACAGGGCATCCTCCTCATGGAATACGCCACCGGTGGCTCACTTGATTCGTGGATGAAAACGAAGGCCCATGTAACTGACGGTATGATGGCCCACATCATTTCAGACATTCTCGGGGCCCTTTTTAAGATCCAATCAAAGTACCCAGATTTCAGACACAATGACCTTCACATGCAGAACGTGTTTGTCGCGGATCGTGGATTCATCATAGGCGACTTTGGGTGGTCCCGTCTGAAAAAGTCTGGCACCAATCCCGCAGTGAACACGGCTAATGGTACCAAGACGGCGTCATTCTGGGGTGTTGGCCCCAAGACCGATGAAAGATACGACCAGCACCTATTTTTGAATGAATTACTTGCATGGGCCCAGAAGCACTCACCGGCGGACCACCCCAAGGCGATAGAGTTTTTAAAGATGGCGGTGCCACCTGGATATCGTGGATCCAAGGACACACACGTCTCGGAATGGCGCCTCAAGTACGATGACCCGTGCCCAGGTCTCCCATCACTGGCTCAAATTCTGAATAATCCTTTCATCACTGGAAAGAAACGCGTGATGTCACTTAACCTCAAGGCGGTCAAGGCGCGGCTCAAGCCCGTCAAGGTCAAACGCGTCTTCTCCGCAAATCTCGTCAAGGTGAAGGCGAAGCTCAAGGCCAAGAATATCCGCAAGCCCGTGCGTCTCATCACGAGTCTGCAACTCCGCAAAGCCAAAGCGGAGCTCAAGGCTGTTCCGCGGCCCAAGCCCAAACCGCGCATCACAGGTTATAACCTACGCGCGGCCAAGGCGCTTCTGCGCAAGCTCAAGAGCCCACCGAAGCCCGCAAAGGCACCGAGCCCACCCAAGAAAAAGGTGCAGGTGCCCCCGGCCCTCTTCAAAACGGCTAAATTCAATAAAATGGTGGAGAAAATATGGAAGAATGCAGGTTCTGCGTCGGGCGCCAATTTTCACAACGCATGGAGTAGGGCGCGCATCAAGGCCATCAACGTACTTGAAAACCGCCTCAGACGCAACCAGCCTCCTTTCACCCCCAGCCCACCGAAACCCCGAGCCAATCTTCCACCCCCTCTGAGCCCTCTAGGCCCACCACCAAAACCCAAGGCCAAGAGCCCAGCTAAGCGCCCAAATTACAAACTGAGCCCTTCTTCAGGCCGCGCCAAGGTCAAGTCTACGAATAGTGCTCGCTGGGTCTATGCCAATCTTCATTATTCCATGGATGATCTCAAGGCGCTGGCTGTACGTTTAGGCGTCAACACCAAGGGTCTTCGCTCAAAGGCGAATATAGCCAAAAGGATTTTCTCCGTTTAAAGCAAATGATGAAGCTCAAGGATATGATTCTGTTTGCCCTGCTCGGTCTCGCCATCCTCCTGCTCACGTTCCGCGCCGTCTCTTTCGGTGACATGCTGACGCCCCCAGACAAGGGCAACGTCATCGTGTACGGTTCCAAGGCGTGCCCATGGTGTGTGAAGCAGGAGAAGTACCTGATTGACAACGGTCTGCCATACACGTTCGTGGACTGCAAGGGTGAACAGTGTCCTGATTTCGTGTCGGGTTTCCCGACTCTGCTGGTTGACAACGTGGTCAAGGTTGGGTACACGGAGGTCTGAAGGAAAGCCGCGCTTTTCTTCAGCCCCGAAGGGCATTTTTTAATTTTTAAATTATTTGCTTAGCACTTGAATGCAGCCACAGCCACGGCCAGCAGGAAGGTCTGCCACAGAGAGTCTAGTGGCTTGAAGATGCTCACGTGCTTGACCAGCGACTGGTTCCACAGGAAGCGCAGGACAAGGGTCATAATCACAATGTAAATAGCAAGCACAATCAGGTTGTAAATCATCTCCTTCTGGGTGCGAGACTGGAGAATGTTCAACATCTTTTTATTAGTGGGCAAGAAAAAAAGTCCCTAATAATAAGATGGTAAAGTACAAGACTGGGGTCGCGGCCATTAAGGTCCTGAAAAAGAAGCCCGTACTGAGAACCAAGAGAGGAAACCAAATCAAGGCTGGAGTCAAGAACTTTAATAAACTAACAAGTTACGTTGGATATAATATAGGGGCAAAAGCCCGTCTTTCACCGGCTAAAAAATCTAATAAAATAGCGGTGACTAAAGGAGCTCCAAATCCATGGGCACCCAAATATACGTGGGCACCTTGGGGGACGAACGGTGTCGTGCATGATAACTGTTATGACTATGCGTTCGGTTCATACTCGTCTAAAAGGACTTCTAAGAGCGTCCCTGGTGACCGTAGTGGGAACAAGGCGAACGGTCTGACCTTCACGACGTGCACTGGAATAGCCAAACGCGTCCTGGGCGACAATCCTGGAAACGTGTACAAGATGCGTAGTCCTGGTGCCAAACCCCGTCCCGGGTTTTACAAGGTGATGTGTTTCGTCGCCCCATCTAACGACTTTGGAAATTCTACCGGAGACTTTCACTGGTACAAAGAGATTAGCGGAATTCGTTATAAAATCCGTCCTGGGGATACAGTGTCTGGACTCGCCAAGTTTTTCCGTGTAACACCCAAAACAATCTCAGATGCGGTGGGTAAAGGGCGTTACTCCGCGAATGCTAATAATGGTCGCATTGCAAATAAAAATACTGACCTCCATATCCTGGGTAAATACAATCTTGAAGCTCTTAAAAAATCACAAAAGCCTACACAAGGTCCCAACAACCTTCGTGTGCTCCAAAAGTATAGTGCGTCAAACAATGTGAAATTGTCTCCGGGTAAGACTATTGATTTTCCAGTAAAATTATGGAGTCACAAGACGGGGTGGGCTGGGGGGCCACTTATTGTTGATGCTTCGGGTAAAACAATCGCCGACCCGCGGAAAGCAGACAGAGTTTTCAAGCCAGGTTTTCACTATACCAAATTTTGCTCCGCGTATGGGGTTCGGCGTGGGTTCGCCAAGACGGGCAACAATGCAAACCGCAACGGTTCTAAGCAGCAAAATGTTCTGGCGGGGCTGGTAGGCCGAGCTCTCTGAGAATTTCCTGGAGAGCCTCGGTGGGATCAACGTCGAACTGGATGTCTGTGTAAAACCTTCCGTTGGAAGGAATAAGCTGCCTAAAATCAATTCCAAATCCATCCATAATTGATGTGATATTTGACGTGTTAAAATCAGATGTGTGTCTCAGAGAATCCTGGGTTCTTTCTATGATGAGTCGGCACCTGTACGTTGGAACGTCAAACGGCACTCGGCACATGGGACAGGTGGGATCGGGACCTGTACACGAGGTTTTCCAACGGTTGAGACATTTTATATGAAATTCATGACCACAATCCAATTTACGAGAAGAACTTTGACCACCCATATACGCAAGGCATACTGAGCATTGAGTACCTTGGTGCTGCCAACATCTTTCTTGATTGTCTTTCGTAAATTGTTTACATTGATCCCCTGATAAAGTTTGGGCCCCACACCTTGGTCTCGTGGTCATTATTCTATTCACGTATTAGTTTACTAGCGAGATCGCCGCGCGCGTTGAACTTCTGTTTCGAGTGACCTGATTGCGTCACGGTATTTTTCACGAATATTCTCCTCCACATTTTTGCGAAAAATAACTATAGGGTCGTCATCCTGTTCCATGCGACACTGTGGGCACTCTATGCTCGTCTCAAACCACGTCATGATGCACTTTTGATGAAACATGTGTTTGCATCTGAGTTTCTTGTCCGTTCTCTTGGTCACCTCAAGACAAACGGCACATGTGTTGGAAAGATGTGCACGACACTTCCCGTCCTCCACCGCTTTTTGTTTGCATTTTGCTCCGCCTAGGGTCAGAGCAGAACAATTCATTTTCCGCTGAAATAATCTTAGAGATTTCTTCGTGAATTTCTTCCACAGTCCTATTGGCGTTGATGACGTAAACTTTACACGGTACAGATCTTAGAAGGTTTTTGTACTCGGCGTCAAGTTCAAGCCAGTACTCCTTTGTGATGCCAGAATCTCCCGTCTGATGTCTCTGCTGGATATGCTCCCATGCAAGTTCTGGATTTTTAGAAAGGAAAATATACAAATCAGGATACCAGGCAAACTGATCATAAAACTTGCCGTACGTTGCATCTTCACCCTTGGTCACCACCCCCTTCTTGAGCAGCACCGGCCAAAACACCCACCTGGAGCTGAGAAGTGATCGCTCGTAAATGACCGTCTCCTGGGTTTTGATAGGCCGAAGCGTCTGCAGGATAACCATGTGAAAATAGAAAGACCAACGGATCGGATCTTCATAAAATTCCTCGAGAGGCCATTCATCAATGGGCTCCCGGCGAACTCGTAGTCCCTTTTTTTCAAGAAGATTCAACTGGGTCGTCTTCCCAGACCCGATGTTACCGTCAATAACAATCTTCATACATTAAATACGTTTATTTCCTTTACTTGGAATAAGGTTCCATTTCGTAAGTTGATGTTCCTGCGGCGGCTGGGCCGGTAACAGGGGGCTCCATTGGTGGCGCCACGGGCGCTGGGCAGACTGGGCACGCTGGGTCGTCAGGGGACTTGAAGCACAGACCGAAACCAACTGGGCCTACGCACAGCTGGTTGGTGAAAGTGAGGGCCATCCAGATGATAAGGAATATGACCAAAATAACAACGACGGCCCAAGACATTTATATTAAGTAACAATTTTATTCATTTTCAACCAGAACCACAACCTGTCCGGTACGGCACGCGGCGTTCTTTATCGGGAGGCTAAAGGCGTCTGGGCCCTTCTCCTGGAGGAGAGTGCGGTACTTGTAGTTATCCTGGAACGCAATGTTGTTCTCGGCCATAAACTGGTCATTCATAATGCGGCTGGACGTGAACTCGGTAATGCAGCGGCCATCGGCCATGCCATAACGCTGTGACATTTAATACTTGATTACATTTTATTTGCAGCAGTTTTGTCCAGTACCCGAACCCACTCTTCAAACCGCGCCCCCATGATCGTCTCAAACAGCTCCGGCTCTGCAACCGGCTTGACGAGGATGCTCGCATCTATCGTCTTGTTTATCAGCTCATACGCGCCTGCGATCTCCTCCAATGTCTGCGCGCCCGTCACGATGATCTTGCCGGTGCTGAAGATGCTCGCGGTCACCTGCTTCTGTTCCGGCTTGGGGGTGAACTTCAACTTGACGGCGCTGTAACGATCTGGGTCAAACGTCACCTTGACTCCATTTATCTGCGAAAACTTGTGAATGATTTTATTCAAATTTACAGACGAATTCAACGAAAAGTTCGTGTTGATCATCTTGACGCTGGCGCAGTCAACCGGTGCGTCGCTCTCCAACTCAAGAACCACCTTCAAAATAAAGGAGAGTTGACGCAGGATGCGACGGCAGTCAAACAGGTCTGAGCACCCCGCCACCTGAATAGAGCCGTTCGGGAAAATCTTGATGCTTTTGCGCGAGTACTGATCTTCATAACCTATTGTCACCTGGTTATAAAACGCAGTATCCTTCATCTTCCACTCAAAGCCGCGGAACCGAGACCCCTGCCGACGCACGGTCACCGAGCCCAGCTTGGTGAAGTTTTCCCGAAACTTCTTCAAATCAATTTCCTGAAGAAATTTTGAGCACATCGTGATGGTGGTGATGCGAACCCATGACGGTGGTGGGCGCTCTGGGTGACTTTTCAGAATTTCTTGGCGAATCGCGTTCACCTGCAGAATGTAATCAAAGGATGCGTTCATTTTCAACTTGTTTCTTGAAGTTCTTTACATTCACTGGCCCTCACGCGACACGTTTTTTCGCCGCCTTCTTGACAATATTCGCAAAAGGCCTGCGAAGGATATTCGCCTTGATAACCTTCTTATAGTACTTCTTGAGCTTTTCGTCGTTGGGGTGGATGTTGTTCGTCTTCGTGATGTTGTGGGCCACCAAAGAAATAAGACGCTGTTTTTTCACTGCATTAATTACGCGGTTCAGTTCTGCGACACGTGGGCGCAGAACCTTCTTTGACTTGCGGGCCCGCGTCGTCTTGCGGACCCGGGTCTCGGGCTTTTGGGACATGGTGTTCAGCCCCGTTAGAACGTTCACTGCATTTGTAGGACCTCCCAAGTTCTTCACCGCCTCAACTGCCGCGGGGCTCACACCCTTGATGAAAATAGCCTTGGCCGCGTTTCCATTCGTTTCATTGAGTGCCTCGGCCGCCTTCGCCACCTCAGGGGCGCCCCCTGGAACGTTCGCAATTCTGTTAAGAGCTCTCGTCGCGCCGCCTGCGTTGTTAATCGCGCGCTGCTCATTTGATGGGATGGGAGGTGGTCCCATGTTCCCGCGGGGGGCGGCGTTTCCACGGAACCCAGCGTTTCCACCTGAAGAAGGAATTTCAGTTCTAGAATGGGCTTCACGCCGACGGCGCATCTCATTTCTGTTGTACTCTTCACGTCTTCTACCATAGTTGGAATTGCTCTCTCCAGAACGGCGTGGAGAAAATCTCCGGGGTTCGCGCTCGCCACGACCCCGATACTCGTTTTCATATCCGTACTGACTCTTACGGCGTTCAAGGCGGCGGCGCTGCTCATCAAACGCTTTACGAACATCGTCATTGGGAACGCTTCCCAAATTTGATTTTAAATTTGAAAGGTTTGTTTTGTTCCGAGTATTACGGATGTCGTCAATCACGAGCGCCGTTGCGTTACGTCGCCCGTTGAAATTACGGGGCAAAATACGGAGCATGTCCCCGATGCGCCGAGCGCGCTTTGTACGGCCATCATATCTCACACTACGCAATTCATCATCAAAAATCTTGCGTATAGCTTTTGCAATGGCCTCCTTATTGTCAGGGTACTTTCTGCGAGCGTTCAATAGGTTTTTGAGGGCCATTTTGGTGTAGTTGCGCGGAGCGGCCGGTACGTTGACGGGGGGCTTGGGACCGACCGGGGCCACGGGGGCGATCGGGAGGCCGGGAAGGACAGCAGCACCCGTATTCTTGAACCAGCCAGTCTTATTACCCTGTGTAGTAAATACATATCCTGGCATGGGGGCGACCTGATTATAAGTGGGTCGTCCTTGGTTATTTTTACCCGTTACTTTAGCCTCAATAAAGTTGGGCTGCGCTCCCGGGCCGTAACTCGCCATCTTATTTTTAGGCGAGAAAAATCCTAAGATGGTTTTGAAAAAACCCTTGTTCCCCTCCTTTTCCATTTTAGTGTTGACAGCCGTGGCCACTTTTGGGGGAATTTTGATTTTATTTTGAACCAACTTTAGAATTGAAATTTTTACGTCATTTACAGGTGCGTGAGAAACGACAGTTGGCGCCTCACCGAGATTGTCCTTTATAATCTTCATAATACCAGGAACTATATCCTGATTTTTCTTGAGATTAGCAAGACCTTGACGAGGGTTCAAATTGGTACGAACTATAGTTAAAATTTTCTGTACGAGTTCGTCACTCGCCATTGTCCTACTGAAGACCCAGAAAAAAACGTGTCCTGTGCAGCTTAGGGTTTGGGTCGGTTTCACGTCTTTCACACGCAAAAGCAGCCATGCTCAAGACACGCCTCATCTCGCCGTACCAGCACGAGGGCGTCAAATGGCTTGTGCAACGCGAGCTCGCATCTAACCACCCTGGTGGCTTCCTATGCGACGAAATGGGCCTTGGCAAAACCGTGCAGCTTATCGCGACTATGCTCGTTAACCCCAAACCCAAGACGCTTATTATCGTGCCCAAGTCTATTGTGGGGCAGTGGTGTGCTGAAATCAAGCGGTTTGCGCCCAGTCTCACCACCTACGCATTTGACGGTGCAAAGCGCGAGTTGCCTCTAAAGCTACCGGACGTGGTGGTCGCGCCCTACTCGGTTATGCCTCAGCGCCGCGGCTCGCCGCCGTGCGCGCTGCTAGCCGTAGAGTGGGACCGCGTGATCCTTGACGAGGGCCACGAGATTCGCAACCGCAAGAGCAAGGGGCACATCGCATGCAACGCTCTCAAGGCGCCTATTCGCTGGGTGGTGTCTGGTACGCCCGTCTTCAACTCCATCAAGGACTTTGTGGCGCTGTGCGCTTTCGTGGGTATTCCTCGCGAGGTTGTGCAGGGCTACAGTGACAAGATTCGCGAGATGTACGTTCTGCGGCGAACCAAGGACGGCGTCGCCATGCACAACGCACGACTGGCGCTGCCTCCCTGCGACTTCCAGAACCTAGAGCTGGAAATGCACCCTGAGGAGCGCGCGCTCTATAAGGAGGTGTTTGAGAATGGGCAGGCTATTGTGAGTCACGTGATCAAGACGGGTACGCAGAACTTGCATCAGATGGAGCTGCTGGAGTGCCTGCTGCGCTCGCGTCAGGTGATGACCTGGCCGCAGCTCTACCTTGACGGCATCGCGCTCAAGTCAGACTCCGACCCCGAGCCTTGGCTAGGGCGCTCGCGCAAGATGGAGGTGCTGATTGAGAGCATCAAAGCGCACCCCAAAGAAAAGGCGCTCATATTCACGCAATTTATGGGGGAGATGGACCGCATCCAGGAGCTGCTGGCTGAGGAGGGCATCACTACGCAGCGTATTGACGGCTCGGTATCCAAGGAGCAGCGCGAGGCGCGCATTTCCGCCTTCAAAAAGGGGCCTGCAAATTCAGTGTTTCTGATCCAGATCAAGGCGGGTGGTGTCGGCCTCAACCTCCAAGAGGCGACGCGCGTCTACATCACCTGCCCAGCGTGGAACCCAGCGACGGAGCTCCAGGCGATCGGCCGCGCGCATCGCACGGGACAGACGCAGAAGGTGGTGGTGCGGCGCCTCATCTACACGGGAGAAGACGGGGTGGAGCCACTGCCTTCAGTGGAGCAGTCCATCATGCAGCTGCAGGAGGGCAAGGCCAAGGTGTGCGCGGAGGTGCTCAACGACCCCAAGCTGGCGACGCAGGTCCCCAACGCGTCGCGGACCCGGATAACCATCCACGCATTGCGCAAGATATTCCGCGTGTAATATATGGCGAAGAGCCTTAGCCCAGCATCCAAGCGTAACGCCCGTCTCATGAAGCAGCGCAATAACGCCGCTGCCCGCAGGCGCGCCGCAATGACGCGCGCCAACGCTCTTTATCGTGAAATATACCTCGCTGCTTTCATGAATAGTATCAAACGTCCCACAATTAATAAATCCAGAAAGTAGTCCCTAAATAAAAATCCCGCCTCATAATAAATGACTGTCGGTTCCCGCGCCCAAGTGTACCATGGCAATGCCACCGAGACCTCAGGCGGCCTCAAGAAGAAGGACCTGAAGATGGTCAAGAAGACTGGTGAGATTGTGAGCAAGGCTAAATCCAAGGATGAGAAGAAGAACCCATGGATTCAGGCTGTGGCCAAGGCTAAGAAGGCGCTGGGTATCAAGGGGTTCGCCCTTGTGCAGGGCCCACTTCTGGCCAAGGCGCGCGAGATTTATTCCAAGTAAATTGTAATGCCTACAGTCCATGGACTCAAGTATTTCACAAGCCGTGAAATACTGAATAAAATTCTCAATAAGCGTCGGTCTCCGGCAAAAAAGCGCAAGTCCCCTTCGGTAAAGAAGACGGTGCGGCGGTCGTCTCTTCGCACATCTCGGTCAGCGTCTTGATCTGATAAACGCGCACCGTCAGTCCCCAATTTCCATTGAAAAAATAAGTTGAATCAATGTCCACGAGACATGATACCTCTTGACCTCTAAACAGACCTTCCTTGATTTCAGGGCAGATCTGCTTTGAATTTTCGTCAAAAACATATGCAGAGTCATCAATCTTAATACGCAGAGACGCACCTTTGAGATTAGTATTAAAAGGCTCTTGTGGGCACAGGGTCGTTTCAAGGTCGCGCCACCACGTGATGAATTCTTGGTTTGAAAGATCTATGTTGAAGCTCTTGTATGCGTTGACGCCCCACGTGCACATGCCACGCGGAATCTGAAACCGCAGGGGTGCGTCTTTATACTTGAATTTTGTACGGTCTTTACCGGTTGTCACTGTCTCAATAAGACTTTTATCTATTTCAGACCAGAGCACCATTCAATTTAAAATGTCCGCATTTTTTAAGTACTTAATGGGTCGCACTATCAAAGGGCAATCACCTGGTGCGTACCTACCAAGCGCGACCCGCCGCGTCTCGGGCCTGTTGCCCATCAACGAGAGATCAAACACCGCCATGAAGCGTTGGAACAAACTGCGCCAGACTGTGAAGCTCTCGTCGGCAACTGCACGCAACCTCCGTGCACAGGAGGCGGCAGCTAAGCGCCGGAACGCCGCGCTACTCGCGCTCGTCACAAAACTAAACGCCGCCACGGGAAATGCAAACAAACGCCACAATGCTCAAAAGAAGCGACTCTATGAGCAGGCCAAGGCCCTGAACGCTCTTCGCGACCCGAACTACGTGAACGCCAGACGTGCGGCGGTGAATGTTCACAAGAAGGCTCTGATCCGCCTACACGGTATGAGAAATCAGGTGGTGAGTGAGCTTGTCCGCAATGCGACGAGTTCACAGATCCGCCGTAATCTTTACGCTATGGGCATAGAGCGCGGACGCTACGGCACATCCCAGAACAACTGGCAAAACTGGACGAACAAGTTGTGGCACACGACTGAAATGCGAGGCATGGCCAACCGGTTTGTCAAGCCGACGTCACGTGCATGAAGAGTAATTCAAGGCCCTAGCAAGTCCAGAACCTCTGAGCAGGACCCGCATTTCCGTCGCCCAGTGATCACTTGATAAGGTTGAGTGAAAAGAACCACCGGGTGAAATTATTTCAATCATGTGCTCGTCTCCGGTGTCATTAAAGACCCATAGGCCCGCCGTGTGATAGTTCAGTTCTATGGGTCTTCTGATTATATGAGATCCTTGTACACGAAAATTGTGAAGGGTTTTTGATTCTAAATTGTAAATGAGTCCATCATGGGACTTGAGAAGGTACCAAAGTCTCCAAGCTTTTGCTTCATCAATTTTCTTTGGTGGAATTTTGAAACATAATTGAACATCTATAGTTGGGTCGGACCATTCAATTATTTTTCGGATCAATTCTTGTGGTAAATTCTTCCAAATTTCTGTATTCATGTTTTATTTAAATTTAACCTTTTTATTTATGACTATATGATTCCTACATATACTAGGACCTATCTGCATCTCACCTGAAAACATGGTCATCTGGTAATCTTCCGATCCTATATTGAAAATATAGAGGTCACCATCAGACCTGTATTGGGAAAACTTGATACCCTTTCTAGTGATCCAATATGGGTGATCTGCTTCGGACAGTCCAGTAAAATCCCACATGGTCTTTGAAAAATGGTCATACACAATTTCATTTCTAAATTGTAAATTTTTTGGAAGGACCAATTTTTTGGGAGAAATCTTGAAAGCGACCCTTTGATCAATTTCATCTGAAAATTCAAGGACCCTAAGGACCAGGTGATCCGGGAGTAACCTCCATATGGGGTCCATTACTTCTTACAATTTTTATATGGTGCACAACTTGCACGCATGGTGAATCCCTTTATAGGTCCCAACAGGCACATAAGCTTTGCGAATTTACGAGGTAAATTGAAAACCTTTTTGTTGGAGGACCTCACACACTTCTTGTTTTTGGCCCCTGTCCGGCAACAATTTTTCATCTTGAATTTAGTTTGGAAATTGTTTAGCCTGAACGCACCCTTGTGTTCAGGGTTAGCCTGAACACATCTCACAAGACTCTGGGTTGGCTAAGGAACACGCTAGGATCTGTTCCTCAGTTGGCTTGGGCAGTGGAGCCGTTGGCCCCACTGGCACGGTGACCTGCTGCGCCCGGGCCTTGGCTCGGGTCCGGAGATAGTACATGCCCGTCTTGAGCCCCTTCTTCCAGCCGTATAAGTGCATTGAGGACAGCTTGGCCAGGCTCGGGTTCTCAATGAAGATGTTGAGCGACTGAGACTGATCAATGTAGGCACCCCGGTCAGCGCTCATGTCGATGATGGACTTCTGGGGAATCTCCCACACTGTCCGGTACACGGCCTTCAGCTCTTCCGGGATGGCCAGTTGCTGAACCGACCCACCGGCTCTCACAATTTCATTCTTAATTTCTGGAGTCCACATTCCAATCTTCTGCAGGTCCTTGACTAGGTGCTTGTTGATCATGACGAACTCGCCAGCCAGGGTGCGACGCAGGTAGATGTTGGTCGTGTAGGGCTCAAAGGCCTCGTTGTTGCCCATGATCTGGGCGGTGCTTGCGGTGGGCATGGGTGCTACGAGCAGCGAGTTGCGCAGGCCCCAAGTGGCGATATCCTGCTTCAACTTGCCGAAAATATGGTCGGTCTCGCCCCATAGGTCAAACTGAAGCTGACCCTTGTCGGCCGGGGAGTCGCGGAACGTCTCGTACGTCCCCTCGCTCATAGCCAACTCGCACGACTCTTGAAGGGCCGCAAAATAGATGCTCCGGAAGATGTGCTTGTTCAGTTCGCGAGCTGCAGGCTCGTCAAACGAATAACCCATCATTTGGAACACGTCGGCCAGACCCTGAACACCGATCGCGATGGGCCGGTGGCGCATGTTGCTCTTGCGCGCCGCCTCCGTGGGGTAGAAATTGCGGTCTATGACGCGGTTCAGGTTGCGCGTGACAACTCGCGTCACCTCTTGCAACTTGTCAAAGTCAAATATGAATGGATGGGACCCGTCCGGTGCGGTCATATTCTTGTTTTCCCTCAAAAATGTCGGTAGACATATGCTTGCCAGATTGCACACCGCCGTCTCGTCAGGGGCCGACACCTCCATAATCTCGGTGCACAGGTTGCTAGACTTGATCGTCCCGATGTTCTTCTGGTTGCTCTTTTCGTTAGTGGAATCCTTGTAGCACATATAGGGCGTCCCCGTCTCCACCTGGCTCTTGAGGACGGCGTCCCAAACCTCACGAGCCCGAACCTTCTTTTTGAACCGCCCCTGTGCGACGTACATGCGGTACAGCTCGTTGAACTGTTCACCGTACACGTCTGGCAGGCCGGGGCACTCGTGTGGGCACATCAGGTGCCACTCTTCGTCCTTCTCCACCTTTTCCATGAAAAGGTCGGGAATCCACATGGCTGTGAAAAGGTCGCGGCACCGCATCTCCTCGTCACCCTGGTTCAGGCGCAGCTCAAGAAACTCCATGACGTCAGCGTGCCACGGCTCCAGGTAGATGGCGAAAGAGCCCTTGCGCTTCCCGCCACCCTGATTGACGTACCGGGCTGTGTTGTTGAAGACGCGAAGCATGGGCACGATGCCGTCGGCGACCCCGTTCGTACCGTTGATTCGGGAGCCGCTCGCTCGGATGTTCGAACAGTGGATGCCGATACCCCCAGACCACTTGGAAATGTGCGCGCACTCCTTGAGCGTCTCGTAGATGCCCTCGATGGAATCCTCCTTCATAGCCACCAGGAAGCAGCTGGACATCTGCGGGTTGTTTGTACCGGCATTGAACAGGGTGGGCGTGGCGTGCGTGAAGAACTTCTGGGACATTAGGTCGTACGTCTCCTTGACGCGCGGGAGGTCGTCTCCGTGAATACCCACCGCTACGCGCATGAAGAGGTACTGGGGCGTCTCGCCTACGTTCAGGTACCCCCTCTGAAGCGTCTTGATTCCAAAATATCCAAAGTAGTAATCACGTTTTGACTGAATCACGCCATCTAGCTCTAGAGCCACACACTTCATGAAGTGGTCAGACACGATACCCTTGACGTGCAGGGCGACCATAGCGTCACTAAAAGTTTTGGGACAATTCTTCTGAAGATTTGAAACCGTCACGCGCATAGCCAGTGTCTCATAGTCTGGATTCTCGGTGATCATGGCAACAGCCACCTCGGCCGTCAGGTTGTCAATTTCTGAAGTGGAAATACCGTCGTACATACTTTGAAAAACCTTCTGAGCCACCTTGTCAGGTTGGACATTGAGCACCTCAAACTCGGGGGGTGCATTCAGCTTGCTGATGCGCCGGGTCACCTTGTCGAACAACATCTCAACGACATCCCCAGACCTCTTGACGACCTTCATTTCTAAATACACGTCCGGTTTTTTTAACCCAGGTTTTTTTCGCCATGTATTTCAATGGAGACATATGATCGTAAACCCACCCGCCTGAGCGTCTTTACGCCCCTGGGAAATGCCTTCTTTTCCGAATTCAACAAGGAAAATATACACTCTCTAATTTTGGACAATATCAAGGCCCAGACGGGGTACCAGCTGGACCGCCAAAGTGACGGTGATTTGCAGGCGCTTATGCGCGTCGTATACACGGACCTGGCAGTGGATCCCAATACGGACGTGCGCGCCCAAGTGTCGCGTATGAACTACGAGGTTGTTAAGCGCGCCACTGCGACTATTTCAACGGGTATGCTCCAGCAGCTCGTGTACATGCGCGATATCTCTGAAAATCCCGTGCCCCTTGAGATTCCTATTAGCACCAGCACATACGGAAACAAGATCCCAAGTAACTTCAAATTTGGAATTTTTTAAAAGTGTAAAATATATATATGAAATCACTGGACGATATCCTTTTTGGATTTCTCATATTTTTCATAATAGAGAGGTCCGTCAGACTGATTAGCAACGCAGTCATTGAGCCGTGGGCTCAAAAGCGCACCGATGACGCAAATGTAGTTGAAAATTGGAAGCTCGGTGCTGAGATTGTGTTCCTCATGGTTGCGTGTATAACCGTGTACAAATTCAGAAAACCACTCGCTCACCTTGTGACTTAAAAGGATTGGGTGTATATTGAACAATGAATAAGTTTCGTGACGAAACTGCAGCGATGTGCCAGCAGAAAGGGTGGGACAAGGCGCCAATCAGCATCGTGTGGATGCTACTCAACGAAGAGATGGGGGAGCTTGCGTCAAGTATCAGGCAGAAGAAGCAGATTTACCGCAAGACGGGGCTGAAGAAGGATCGGGGAACTGATGTGGTGATGGAAATGGGTGACGTGTTCAGTTACCTCTTTCAGCTTGCTCACATGTTGGAAGTGGACCTAGACGAGATGTGGAATCTCCACCAGCAAAAAGTCAAAACGAAAATGTACGCTGTAAAAAATAATGTGAGTGTATGCTAATATGGCATCTGGTCTTATGATAGATGACCGTCTGCAGATTGACAGGTTCAACCCGACCACATGGACGGGTGACTTTGGCATCAACAAAGACGGTTTTCGCAAGGATGTCTTTATTGACGGCTCTTACACACGAGCCATCGATGAAACCCCAACCGATTATACAGATGATCTGGACATGAACCTCAAGCCCCGTGACCTGTCCGGTAACGTGCATTTAAAGACCATCAGCCCCAATTATGCGCCACATGGTGAGTTTCCAACGCGCAAATTTGAGTACTCCGACGGTACCGTCACGTGGTTCCGCCCAGAGTTGCCATGGAGCTGGATGGGTGGCAGTAGCCCATTCGGTTTCAAGGTGTCCAAGAATGCTAGTAATATTTTGATTATTTTAATAGTTCTTGCTATAATTGCTTATATGTTCTCACGTATCAAGAACTAGATGGCGTGTATTTTGGGAGCAACAACTTTTACTAATTTACTTGATAAATTCTCTTTTTCAATTTTAATCCGTTCATCCAATTTTGGGCAAAAATGCACCTCCAATTGAATGCACTTGGCGCAAAATGAACCCGCACATTCGCGGCACTTGAGAATCCTGTTCTTGTGTATACAGGTTGGTTTCTTGGCAAAAATTTCATCAATTGAAGTCCATGCCTCCTTACTCATCTACTATTTCACATACAATTTCATTCTTAAAGTCTGGATCCCATGCTGTTGGGTCGTCCATTATTTCGCACAGTCCCTTCTCCTTGCCCACGAGGATGCGCTTCCATACCGCCTCCATGACGGGCAAGTTTTTTGCGAACCACGCGCGGTCCCTGTGCACTCGGACAACCACAAACTCTTCGGGGCGAGGGGGAATACTTTCAGTATTCGCCGGTCTATACTGAATAAAATCACACTCCTCCAGGTCTGTGATTTCCAGTTGAAGTTGAACTTGGGGCAGATAGTGGGTTGGCACCTTTGACTCAATCTTGCGCGTCAGAGGGCACTTAATTTCAATCAAGAGTCCATCCTCCGTGACGCCGTCGGGCGACGCGCCGAGCCACGGGTACTTGGCGTGCTGCACGAGTCCAATCTCATGGGACTTGCGGCCGTACCGTTGGTCGTAAAGATCTCGTACGAGGGGCTCAAGAAGGGTGCCATGAGCCGTTGCGGCGTTGCCCGCCCACTTTGTCTTGAGAACCTTCTTTTTTATAAAAGAATTTATACTTTCATAACGGTTCTCACCGAGTGCGCTCGCCACGTCGCTAGCCGTGATCATATTTTCACGGAGCTCTAACCATTCCTGACTTCTTTGTTCTGCGTATTCAGCCGCAAGGAGCTCGCGGGCTCGGAGGACCGTCTTTGGAATATCTTGCTCCATTGTTCGGTATCGTCTTGTTCTTAAAACGAGGATCCGTCTTAAGTACAATTTCAGCCGCGTTTTGCTCAGCCTGTTTTTTGGTTGATGCAAATCCAGATCCACAGTCCATTCCATCTACGACAACCGTGATCAAAAATTGACCGTTCGTCTGACCGTTTAGGCGATATTCGGGTAGGGGGTACTTGAGCGCCTGGCACCACCTCATGAGCTGATCCTTCCAATTGTCATCCACGAGTGAGGTCTGCACCTTTGTAAAGGAATCAAGCACGAATCTCTTGGCGTGAACCATACCTAGATCCAGATACACGGCACCGACGAAAGCCTCAAAAACATCCTCCATGATGTGTTCGTTGGTATTCCAGCCATTGCGCTCACCCTTTTCATCCATAAGGATCAACTTGTCAAGACCCATCACCTTTGATATTTCGCACAACGTCTTGCCCCTCACCATCTTGGTGCGAGCCTTGGTAAGGAAACCCTCCTGTTCCTTTTCATGTAAATCAAATAAATGCTTTGTAATAATAAATCCAAGAACACTGTCACCCATGAATTCAAGAGTTTCGTATGAACCAGTCAGCCCTGAATAGCGCTTCAGGGCTGACTTGTGAGTAAATGCGCGACGATACAAGTTAATATCTTTGACTTTTGTCCCGGCCAGAGCATTCAGTGTTTCACGTGAAAGTTCTGGAGGGGGGGCGAGGGAATTTTCACTTCCCGAACTGGTCTCCATTGTTATGTTACATGAGGTTTAGTTTTAAGCCTTCGCAACCTTCGGGCGGACCTTCTTCTCCTTTGGGGGGGAGACTTCGGTTGAAGTCTCCCCCGGCTCCACCACCTTCTTGGCGCGGGGCTTCTTCTCACCCTCCGGCTTGATCTCCTTCACGTAGTGCGGGTTGATGTACTTCTGGATGTTCAGAAAGGTCACCTGGACACCCTCGGGCACCTGCAGCAGGTCCTTCATGGTCTCGTCCAGAGAGATGTTCTGACCAGCCTTCAGACCCTTAGCCTCCACGTACTCGTTCATCTTGCGGGTAACCTGGGAGCGAGAGATCTTCTCATCAACTGCCAGGTTCAGGAAGGAGCGCAGCTTGTCGGACACACCCAGGGGCTTGTTGAAGCCGTTGTTCTGAGCGCGAGCCGCCTGCTTCTCACCGTTGGGATCCTCCAGGTGCTGGCGGATCTTGCGAACATCCTTGCGCAGAGCGCGCTGCTCCTTTGCGAGGGCCTCAAGAGCGACAGACAGAGACTCAATGGTTGCCATTATACAATACACATGCCGAGTCTCTTTAAGTCAGGAAAAGTGACAACACCAACACCAAAATCAAAGGTAAAAAGGCGATGAGCAAAATTTGCCAAACTTTGTAGCCCGAGTCATAAGGCTTGAGTGGTGTGAATGTACTCGCGCCTGGTATATCACTCGGCTCTTCATTTTGAAGAAGATTCAGGCCGTACCCAGGTGGCAGGGAAACACCAGCAGAGGGGCGGACTTCAGTCCTCGTGATGTTTGTATTTTTGTTGTCGCATTTGTTACCACAGCACCCAGGATCACATGGGTACACTGAGCCACTAAATTTACTGACGTAAACACAGGCGGTGGAATACACATCCATAGGGTCAGCCAAGCACTGACAGTCATTCAGTACGTACCGAGCGTTGCACGAATTTGCCGACGCCGGTGAAGACATCTCCTACTAAAGTTAAAGAATATTTTTGTATAACTAATACAGATGGAGTACGGGGCCCCTCAGAAGCTTCCAGACGGTCGGTATTTTTTGCGCATTTCAGGTGCTCATCATCAGGTGAACGGTCTTGTTCTCCAGGATTCCCTAGAGTCCAAGACTGTGAACTTCAAGATTCCAGATGGTCTGGAGTTGTTTACCAAGATTGACGAGGAGCTGCTAACCCAGGCCAAGGCTTCCAAGGTTGCCTGGTTCGGCAAGGAGCTCTCTGACGAGACGATCACGAACGCCTTCCAGGAGAGCGTGACCGACGGTCTGCTCGGCGCATCGCTCGCCACCGTGAAGGGTCAGGTGACCACGACTGTCTTTGACACCCAGAAGAATCCAGTTGAGCTTCAGGACGTCAAGTCGGACACCAAGTGCGACGTCATGTTTGAGCTGGCCGGCATGTGGTTTCTGAAAAAGTCGTTCGGTCCAATTTGGCGTGTGCTCCAGGTGCGCGTCCGGGGCGCCCCCAAGGCGGTCCTCCCCAAAGACTATATGTTCACGGACGAGCCCGAGGACGAGGAGGACCCAGCAGATTTTTTGGACTAGACAAAAAATATCGCAACCTTATATAAATGAATCGCAAGGGTCTAGCGATCGTTGTCCTCGTGGTGATCATTCTTTTCCTCCTGTTCGGGGGCCGTCGCAGCAACTTCGGTGCCGCCCCAAGCCAGGCGGTGGGCGGCTTTAACCTGGGCACAGGCGGCGTGAACAATCATGGCATGGCGGCGGCCGAGGGCATGCGCCCCGCCCCAGCGGGCTCCATGGGCGACAACATCGGTCAGACCGTGTCGTCCGCCAGCCTGATTCCCCGTGACGTTGTGGCGACCGAGGACTTTGGTCAGTTCAGCCCAGACAAGATCCTGGGCAACCAGAACTACCTGGATCCCCGCAGCCAGATTGGTTACCCCGAGACCCTGGGCGGCGTTCTGCGTAACGCCAACCAGGACATCCGCTCGGAGCCACTCAACCCCCGCACCCCAGTGAGCATCTTCAACCTCAGCACGATCCCCCCAGACGTGATGCGCCCCAAGTTCGAGATCGACTACGAGTACAGCTAGTTAGACTAAAGAAATTCCTTGCGTTAAGCTTGGTGTAAATAAGTGCTTTGCACTTACTAAATATGGACTTTAAAACAGCCATGACCGAGTGGGTTGGTCTCAAAGCCCAGTTGGCCGCAGCTCGCAAAGATCTCGGTGTTTTGAATAAACGCGAAAAGGATCTTCGCCAGTTTGTGACTCATCATATGAAGGAAAACGAAATTGACACGGTCCGGGTTCACGACAAGGTCAAGGTGAATCTAAAGACGAAAAAAACACGTGGTGGGATCACCAAGGATGTGATTAAAAGGGGTCTAGCATCATTTTTCGGCGGAAACGAGGCCCAGGTGGAGGGGGCCTTCCAGGCGATTCTGGACGCTGCTCCAGTACAAGAAAAATCAGGCGTCTCCGTGTCAGGCCTCAAAGAGCTGGCTTAGAGGACTGAAACGTATAAACATTAAGTAAAAATGGGTATCAACGACGAATACTCGCGCGACGCCTATTTGGGCGACCACTACGCTTACGACTCTGATGGTTCTGATGATTTTGATCAGTACGTTGACGATGAGAGTTGGCAAGATTTGTACTCTGAAGAGCTCCTTTTCTCATGGGAAAAAATCAACGAGTTCGCTCATGACAACTATCTTATTTTTGACAGAAATTGCAACTATCCAAACTTTGTCAATTTTGTGATGGATTGTAGCAAGTGGAACCCCATTCAACGATCATTTTACGGTGAAGCAATTTGGAACAAAATCAAGGATGTACCGGCTATTTCTGATCGTGTCCAGGCTGAGAACTTTTACTCGTGGTTTGATTCTCAGCTAATATAAATGATTGACATCACCGGCCCCAAAGTGTTGGTGCCTACGCTCCTGTTCGCCCTCTTGAGTCCAGGTTTGATTACGAGTCTCCCCCCAGGCTCTGGACTTTTGACCCAGGTTCTGTTTCATGCGCTCATTATGGCCATCCTCTCATGGGTCATCATCAATTTTGTTTTTAAATTCACCATGACCACAGCCGACCTGATTGTTCCAGCCATCCTGTTTGTGTTGTTGACCCCAGGTGTGCTGCTCACCCTTCCACCCGCCTCAGGCGGCGCATTCTTTTCAGGGGAAACGGGACTCGTGCAGGTTATTGTGCACGCAGTGGTGTTTTCCATCACGTTCGCGTCACTGCGGGGCTTCTTTCCTCAGTTCTACTAGTAGATGAAAAACCTCGTCATAGGTCCAGGTGCGATGGGGTTCTTCCTTTATCTTGGAGTAATCTCCAAGCTCAAGAGGGAAGGAAACCTTGATGATCTTGAGGCGATTTCGGGGGCGTCGGCGGGAGGCCTTCTCGGCTTTATGTATTGTCTGGCGAAAGGCGACCCCACGAAGGTTCTGGATTTTTCACTTAATGTTCCATTAAAACAGATTATGAAACCAAATATAAAGGTGCTTCTCAAAGATTATGGTCTAATACCCCACTTGAAAATACGCAAGGTGCTCTCTGACGCGTGCCGCCTCTTTATGGATAAAGAAGATGTTACGTTTCAGGAACTCTATGACTGGCACCCTATAAAGCTATACACATCAGCTTACTGCGTGGACTTTATGAAGACTGTTTATTTTTCAGTGGATGCGACCCCCTCTATGAGCGTTTTGGACGCGGTGTGCGCTACGATCGCCATACCGTTCCTGTTTTCTAGTGTAAAATTGAAGGATGGCTGGAACTATATAGATGGCGGGTCAGCGGAGGTGACTCCCGGGGCTCCATTTTTGGGTAAAAATCCAGACGATGTTTTTTCCATGAAACTTGCTTGGTCAAGATTGGAAAAGGTTAAGGATCTCAAGACGTACGCGATTAGTATCCTCTATTCTACTATGAAATTGCGTCATTCATATGAGTGGCCGGTGTTGGACATCAGTGTAGAGGGTGATGACGTGTATGATTTTAACGCGTCAAATGATAGCAAGCTCAAGATGTTTCTCAAAGGGTACTCTCAGAATTTTTCCCAGTAGAGAATAACAATGAAATCAGCACTGCGTTCTAGCCACGTCCGTCGTGTGACCCGTCGCGTTGTTCGCGTCAAGTCAACCAAGAGTCGCACCGGCTATTCTTACGTCCGCAAGTCGGCGACAAGCCGCGTGTCGGCTGTCCCCGCCAAGGATGTTGGTGCGGCCGGCAAGAGCACCAAGGTTATCGGTAAGCTCAAGGGTGGTATGCTCACCAAGTACGGGTACCACCCTGTGGAGGCGAAGACCAACCGTCACAAGGCGCTCACAAAGGGTATCACCAAGGGTGAAAAGCCCGTTTCCGTGATGCGCCGTCTCATCGCCATCAGCACCCTGACCAAGCGGACCCTGCCCCGCGCGTCCCGCATCTACAAGCAGGACGCCATGTGGATCCGCAGCAAGTACGCCAAGTCGTTCGGGCAGAAGAAAATGTCGGCCTAAATTAAGATGGTCTCTCTGCGCGAACTCAGGGGGTCGGCCAACAGAAACAACAGCAGGGCACTCGCCTTGCGCCCAAACACGTCAGGACTGAACATCCTGGCGAACGCGGCCGCGGGAAATATGCAGGTCGTCAAGCCTCGCGTCAGTTTCCAGAGAACGCGCAAGGTGATCAAGTTCGCCGGAAAGTCCTTAGTGACGGTCGCCGCCATCAAGGGGTTGGAGACCCTCCTCCCGGGTTCGTACTTGGCGCCCCACATGACCGCTCAGCTCGTGCTCGCCATCCCACAGGCGTACCAGAACATCAAGGCGGGCCGAGCCGCCCTTGTGTCCACCGTCCCCGCTGTGACGGTCGCTTGGTACATCACCTATCTGGCTGCGTCCGGAATCATGCAATCGTACGTCATCTCCCAGAACTCGAGCGCATTTGCTAAAGTCGGCAACCTCTTTGGCCGGGCGGTCGAGAAGCACATCAAGGGTTCGGCCGCTCGTTCCTCCTTCAAGTATCAGTTTATGAAGATATTCGGACACTTCATCTATGCCTACATGACCTACCGCGGCGCGATCTCCGGAGTCTCGGCCAATAAGTTTGCATCCGGTTTTGCGGCAAATTCTTCGGGTGCCGTGGGAAGGAGTCTGGTGAATGGCCTCAAGTTTGGCTACCGCGCAGCCAAGGCCGACCCGATGACCACGGCCATCGTCGCCACCGGGGTGGCCAGCCTCGCCCTCCGAGCCGCCACTCTCAGGAAAAATACGACGTCCCGGTCTAGGTCCCGGGGCGCCAGCCGCCGACTGAACCTCGCCACCGCCTAGACCCACTCAACAGGGTCCCAAATACCATGGATCGCTGGACCTATTGGGAAAAACGGTTCTATAGACCACTCACCTGTATGACTCAAAAGATCCATGAGGATATGGAAAGCATAAATTTTTCTAAAATTTGAATTTCTAATAAAAATTAGAAACCATAAAGAGTGTGGTAGCTTGTAAAAATATGTATAGGAGTACCAGTTTTTTATCTCCCGCCAAGGCGTGTTTGGGTCCACAAACGCCCCCCCGGGTGACAAAAAAAGTGCCATGGGCAGGTCAGGGGCGATGGCCCAAAACGCGTCTTCCAACCCTAACTCTCCAAAGTAAAGTCGTGACGTCACCAAGTGTCCTATCCAGAACATCCCTTCTAAAGGATAACATTGCTTTTCAAGCAGGGGTTATGGAGTATACTTTGCGTAATATTTCCAATGACATCTGGGAGTCGCTCGGGCCTGGTTACTCGGAGTCTGTGTACCACTCCGCCTTTGAGGTGGCTCTGAGAAACCAGGGCATCTACTACGAGACTGAGCGCATCATCCCCGTGTTTTATTCAGGACAGAACGTGGGCAACGTCCGGGCCGATCTCATCATTGACCGCAAGGTTGTGGTGGAGCTCAAGTCGGTAAGCAAGCTCAACGAGGTTTACCGAATTCAGACCCGAAATTACCTGACGCTCTTGGAGATCAAGACGGGATACCTGATCAATTTTCCAGACAAAAATGGACCCCTGGAATTTGAGGAGATTGTCCTCAACCCTCCACCTCCTATGCCTCTTGAGATGATTGATTGTTAATTAGTCTTTTACGAGTCCACCCATTACTATAGTAGTACATAAAAACTTTAATTCTTAATTATACCGTACGAATAAACTCCCACTTGAGCTCGTTACATATCTTCTCCCAAATCTGATCCTGAATGTAAAGCTTCTCACGGCTTTTGAGGAGCGGGAAGCACGGGAGATACTGATCCTCCGAGAGGATTTCGCACATCTTGTACAAGACAAATGAATATGATAAAAAGTTTTTGCGATTTATTGGTTTATGCTTCTCAAATGGTGCCTGAATAGCGTGAAACATTATACGTAATTTATCCTCAAGCTCTTGAGGCATCGTTGGAGGAGTGATACCGCTTACTATACTTGCTATATATGGTACATGTTCATAATACTTTGCGTAATTTAGCTTTTTCAAAAGGGTCTTGACTTTTTCATGAGTGATTTCGTTCAGGTCCTTCACTTTTTGCTTTCTGAATTCTGTTCTTAATTTAGCAATGACGTCTTCAGGGACGTGTGTAGACTCTTTGGCTTGGAACTGACTTATCCATTCATTGAAATGATTTTCACGTTTGTAAGAATATACTATGTGTTTTTCTATTTCCTGCTCCTCCTTGAATCCCACCTCTTCACTGAGGATGTACTCAACCGCCCCACACTTCCTGCAAATCTCCTCAGAGGCTGATTCGTCAAATATACGGCCGTACATGGTCCCGCATTTTGGACACGGCTTTTCATGCATCTCATTCTTACCCGCGTCAATAAAAGCCCCCTCAACCTCTTGAAGATATTTCTTATAAATATCTTTGCGTTGAACACCCTTGCGAGATCCCACCTCAATGTTCGCCACCTTTTTCGTCGCCCCCGAAATTGTGGAAACTTCTGCCGTGTATTCTTTAATAATAGGAACACACGAAAGAAGATACTCGGCTAACTCGTATTCAGTTGTGCACGCTTTTATTCGCTCGTCGTACCTGGCTTCCATATTTAATTACTATAGTTTAATCTCTTAACTAGAATCAATTTTTGGAGCCAAATAGAACTTGAGATCTCCTAAATTTGCAATCGTATATCTGAAGATGATTGGCATGTTCTCATTTTCAGAGTCTTGCATCAACTGTACACTGGAGCACATATTGGTAGCCTTTGTGAACAAGTTGATATACTTGAGACTGAAGGTGCTCCCGGTCCGTTTCACCGTCTCTGGGAATTCAATCACCGTCTTTTGATCGGCAAAGTCGCCATGACAGCTGAGCTCAAGCTTGTTACCGTCGCGTATGATGTCCATCTCGTTTGAAAGATTCCCCATGTCGCGCGTGATGCGCTGAAAGTCCACAGATGGCATGGTGGTGATGACATTCATGTTAATATCAGGGAACTCCAGGATATCTTCATTGATATCCAGGAGCTTGAGCTTGAAGTTGGTTGCAGACTTCTTCTCTGGATTTTCTATGTAAATTTCCATATAGTCACGACCCTCAATCCGAACAAAGAGAGTATCTTGACCGCTCACCGACTTGAGGAGCTTGTAAACGTTGGCCATGTTCAGCCCGGCGATAATATCATCTGGGCACTCATACTCTTCAAAGTTCTCGGACCCAAGTTCCATATGCACGAGAGTGACGCGGGCTGTATCAAGAGTCAGTATGTGAATGCCTTTTGCTGAAAAATAGACATTCACATCGTTGATGATATCTTTAAGAACCTCAAACACCGATTTAAGCGCCGATGCCTGTATTGTGCGAAAATGCATCTTACATCACACGCGCGTAGAATCTTTAAAGGTCTTCACTTCCTCTGCGCCTGATATGCGTCAGTCACACTCATACTGATTCGGGACTCTAGTTCAGGCGTCAGTATCGGCTGAAGGGACTCGCCATATTTGTCAAGGTCAAACATTCCAGGATTTTCAGTTCCATCTAAATTTGTACATAAACCGCCACCCATGTCCCAAGACTCAAAATCCGTTGGAACCATTGACACGAGCCAGGACTTGACCTCGGCCCCAACGCACATCTGTCCTTCGTTCGTCACCAGCGTCGGTACACGTGTAATCTTTTTAGAGGGCACACCAGCTGTCGTCACGTTGTGAAACCGGATAATCTCAATGAGAGCCGGCTGGGTTTTTATGAACGCTATAATTTCCTGTGAAAATTTGCACTTGTCTGAATAGACCAGTAGAGCCATCTACTGTAAGACTGTTTTTTTAGGGAGGACGGGCAACGCGGCTCTTTTTTGTTTGTTGATAGTAATGAAGGATATCGTCATACTGGTCCTCGTACTCGGCATAGCATTTTTGGTGTGGAACGGACGGACGACCGCGTCCTATGCAGCAGGCGACGTGGAACTCTCTGCACCAGTGCCACCAAACATCATACAGGCCATCATTGAAAAGGTGCAGTCCCTGAAACCCGACATGGCTCCTATTGATACCGTGTTTGTGAACATTCAGCCAGACGGCAGCTACCGCTCGCGCATCATGTTTTACAACACCAAGCAATTTTTTGGCATCCAGTACGACGTCAGCGCCAAGGTGGATGCGGATGGGTCGGTGAACATACTGAACATCGGGGACTCGGCCACTATTGACCCGTCTGTTGGGTACAAATCAGACACGTATATGCCGTGGACTGAAGTGGCTGCCAACCTGGCTTCACAGTTCAAGGGTGCCCTGAAGGGTTATAAAGATCAGCCCCCCCAGCCCAATCTCAAGAACGTCAACGCTGCTTATGAACAGAATATGATAATGACTCAGACGAACCTCCAGACTCGCGAGTAAACAAGTGCACTAAATTAGTGTATTAAATTAGATGGCTGTTTCGGCTAAACAAATTGCAGCTTCTGAAAAGAAGCGAGACTTTGCTAAAAAAGAGTATTATAAGGCTCTTCTTGAGCAATTTTGTAGAAAAATCAAGGTGGCTTCAGAGCTGGGACACAGGGACACTGTGGTGACGGTCCCTCCCGTCGTTATAGGATATCCTATATATGATCTTCCGACGACG